CCGTCTTTTCCTATAAGCCTTCGTCGGTGTCTACGCAAGACATCGCTGGAAGATACTTGAAGCCCATAGGCTAACATAACCTCAGCAAGACGAGCAGAGTTTACTTTTTCATTCTTCATAATTTCAATAAGTTTAGAACGCATAGGTTCATCTAATTTTGAAACTAACTTGCCGATTGAGCATCCAGCCTGTTCACGCCCAAAGCCAACTAAGGAATCTAAATCTTTGAAGAAGTCATCCTGATTTATTTTTGGACTTACATCTTGGGCATCGGATACTCCACGGGCGCGTTGCGCTTTCGAAGAGGAGCCTGTCGCATTTCCAGCATCGCTGGAACTCATCGGTTGTTGCGTTTCTGCCATACGGGTCTACCACTCTCTCTTGTGGAGCCTGTGGCTCCTCGTTTACATTCGCACTAGGCATCGGAAATTCACCGAGATTAGTGGACGATACTTCGGGTCTACTCCTAACAAGTTTACTGAACCCATTGGTTCAATCCTCATAATATGCACCCCTGAGACAGTTTGTTCAAGCACCGACGCGAGCAAAACGCGGATATTTTCTGCCTTGTCTCTAGCCGTTGGATAATCTTCACGACCTGCTCGAGTAATAATTTGAAGCATTGGATAGTCAATCCTGATACCGCCTGAACCCATAGTAAATGTTGGGGAACTTCCAGCGTTCTCATAAATTGCTACGCAAGCATCAGGGGTCTCAGGAAGTGTGCCAAGAAAAATAGATGTGCCGAGGGTGCCTTGACTAGCGTGGGCGCCAAAAGCGCTCGCTGTGTTTTGTAGGTAGTCGCCTACTGATTCAAGAATCGTTGCCATTAGCCCCTGTGACCTTTCTCTATGATGTCGATTATTCTACCCTTTATGTTTTCTTGGATAGTGGACATCGCTTCCATGACTGGTTGCTCAAGGTATTTAGCCTGTGTCGGTGGATTGTGGTAGTTGCCGATAATTTCATGAACATATAAAGCGTAAGGTGCGGCGGGACCACCGTAAAAAATATCTACAAAATAGCCTTGGTTTCCCATTTGTGGGGCAGATACTCCACCTGAACCGCGAAGAACACCCGTATCTACTGGAACTAAAATTTGTGACTTAGCAAAGATGACATTGGCTTCTTCCCATATTGCTTGGGCTATTGCTTGAGGGGTGTTTTCTTTGCCAGCCTTAAGAGCATTAACTAACTCTTTATCGCCAAATAAGTCGAGTTTGAAAGACGACTTTGCCATGATTAACGCCCAAATCTGATGACGGTGTGATGCGCTCCGTTTTCGTCTGCGATGTTATCTACGCCATTGATGGTAAAGGTGTCCGCCCCGACGACCATCCTATGAGCAACCGTGATTGATGTTGCTGGACCATAAGTGATGAATCGTCCAATATCAACAATTTCAACTCCTTGAACATCTTTAGATTTAACTGTGTCATAGATAAGACGACCAGTTACGGTTGTATCACCACTAAAAGTAGGTTTGTTATATTTATCAACGGAAGCCTTGGCGGTAAAAGTGACCGTATCGGTCATGAACTCCGCAACTTTTGTGTAGATAGCATCCATTGACTATCTTAATTTTCTATGCGTTTGTCAGAAAGATTGTTTGGATTGTCGTGAATACCAGCATAAAAGTCGGTATTAAAATCATCAACAATTCTGTCATTTGTGGACTTAAGCGCCTGAGCGTTTGCGAATGGTCGTGGGGGAGCCTTACGCATTTCACGGGTAAGAAGGCTATTAGCCAATTCTTTGTAATGAGCAATTTTTCCTGAATAAGATTCTGAAACGGAGATGTCTCCAACGCTTTTTGAACTGTTATCGGCAAGACGACTAAAACGGGCTATAAGGATTTCCGCACACTCACGGGCTGATTTATAGGGGTCATTGCCCCATTCGCTAATTACATAATTTAATTCTTCATCGCTGAAGAGCGCATCTGTTGAATCTGTATCATGAATGAGAAAGCGCACATAATTACGGGTGGATGTGCTTGGGTCTCCCGAGTAGGTAAATGTCATTACATCCCACCAAGCATTAGAACAGATGTTCGAACAAAGTTTTCGTTTGCTAGTTTATCTGTTTCGTTAGGTAGGGTTACTGTCACATCTGAAGTTGGTTCTCCAGCAGATAGGGTCAATTCAAAAGAATCGGCTGTTGTGCCTTCAAAAACAATAGAGTTATTAAAAGAAATTTCTAATCCTGATTGCTGACCGCTAAATGTTGCGTTAGTAATTATTGGCGAGGTTAAAGTTTTATTAGTTAAAGTATCAGTTGTATCACGCCCAACTAAAGTTGTAGTCGCATTAGGTAAGGTAACTGTACGGTCAGCCGTTGGGTCTCCAGCGGTTAGAGTTGTTTCCGCTCCATCATTTGTTGTACCTTCAAAAATAAGATTGCTTCCAGCGCTTAATTCAATGTTGCCTGAAAAAGATGGAGATGCGATTAAAACATAATTATCTAACTCAATATCAACATCTGTGGCTAGATTGAGAATATCGGTATGTACGGCAGGGTTATCTCCCGCTGTTGGGTAGCGTAAACCTTTAGTCGTTGTTCCTGCCATAATTTACTCCTATTTAGTATGTAATTAAATTACAATAGCGGCGGCTTCTTCATCTGTAAGTGGTTCACCCGCAATAAGTTTAGCCTTTGCTGATTCTTTTAATGCGTTTAGTGCGTCTGCTTTTGCTTGACGCTCTGCTTCTAACTGAAGAAATTCTGCTTGCGTTTGTTCATAAGAAGCAATTTCTTCTTCAGTCATAGGAACATTGATAATTGTATTTGTAGCACAATCTACAACTGCCTTGGTATATTGATTTTCCATTATTCTATCTCCTCAATGTTTTGAGTCCAACTTTGTGTTGTCTCGTTCCAATAAAAGGCTTCATTGGAATTAGGATAAGGCGTAGGTGGTTCCCAAAGACAAGTTTCTTCATTTAGAGTCCATGAAGGAAATGGTTGTTTGTGTATAAAAGCATCACGCGCTCTATCAAATTTCATGCCAATACCAGCAAAGTTTTTTCTTATTTTGGCATTATAGGAAGTTTGTACCCATATACCGCCTAGCCCTAAATCATCAGCACAAAACTCTTGACCACGATGTTCCTGATTATCGGGGACAACAATGACTTGTATTACAATGTCATTTTCATCTAACTGTGCGAAGTGTGCCATTTTTTCTCCTTATGTCGTATATCTTACAATAATGACGCCTGAGCCACCTGCGCCCAAGTTTGCGCTTTCGGAAGTTCCACCGCCACCGCCACCAGTATTAGCCCATCCATTAGCGGCAAAAGTTGTTGGTGTCACATTTCTTCCACCACCGCCACCGATACCGCCGATGTTGTCACCTAACGACCTTCCGCCACCGCCTCCACAAAAATAATACAAACCTGAATTCACTTCACCTGTTCCTGTGTACTGACCAAAAGTAGAATATGTATCTGTACCTCTACCACCACGACCACCGTAACCACTTGTAGCAACAGCCTGACCGACTTCGCTAAAACCACCACCGCCACCAGCGTTAGAACCACCTGAGTTTGTTCCTTGTCCGCCAGCAGAGCCTTGTCCTACTGTCGCCGCACCAACAGTATTTAATCGGTGCGCTCCACCACCTGAACCACCAGCAGAACCATTAGCAGGATAACCGCCAGCACCACCGCCTACGGCAACTGTACCGTTAGCAAAAACACTTGATGAGCCATTGTTGCCACCTGAAGTCCCAGGCGCACCACCGCCACCGACAATCGCGGTGTAATTTGTTCCTGAAGTAAATGATTGAGACGAAGCATAAACAAGACCACCAGCGCCACCGCCACCTGTTGCGCTTGGTCCTGAACCACCGCCACCAGCAATAACTAAAACCTCTGCGCCAGTAATGTTGGTTGTAGGAGTAAATACACCTGATGTAAAAAATGTGTGATAAGTCTTACCGCCACCAGTTGTTACAGTTCCTCCTGTTGCTTTTGACCCAGTTTCACCAACTGTTGCTTTTGTTACTCCATAAAGTGTCGCATAAGAACCTGACACCCAATTTTGACCTGAACCAGTTAATAAGTCTATTGAAGCAATAGCACTATTGCTTTCAAAACGACCAGCGCCCACAGTAATATAACTTTGAGTACTGTCATGTGGTGCGCTTACATTAAATTTTACGCATTTCAAGTGAGTTGAAGAGGCGTAATCTGTAATATAGATTTCACCGTTACTGTAAGTATTGGCAGATGCGTTTGACGATGGAACATAACCACAAAAAATACTAGACGCGCTAGTAGATTTGTCTCCTTGTGCCGCACCACCATCAGAAAACATAGCCTCATAAACATAACTGGCGGTACTCACAGAATTAAATCGCATTAACATACTATCTTGAACTGGTCCGCTACTGCGTCCACTACGGACATTTACTTTAAGAATTAAATCAGTATATGTATTGACAATACTTGAAAACGAAAGAACGGTTGAAGTTCCATCTGCTGTTGCCGTAGCAATTTTAGTTATTGCGCTTGCCATTAGACCACATACCTCACTATCACTAAACCTGAACCACCCGATTGAGGTGATTGTGATGCGTTACCAGCGCCACCGCCACCTGAACCACCGCCAGTATTTTTCATTCCCCGTTCTGAATTTCGCAAACCATCGTTAGAAGC